ATGCAAACCGTTATTTTTGGTCGTTCGGGTTGCCCTTACTGTGTGCGTGCAAAAGATCTGGCTGAGAAATTGAGCAATGAACGCGATGATTTTCAGTATCAGTATGTAGATATTCGTGCGGAAGGGATCACTAAAGAAGATCTACAACAAAAGGCAGGTAAACCCGTAGAAACCGTGCCGCAGATTTTTGTCGATCAGCAACATATCGGCGGCTATACCGATTTTGCTGCATGGGTGAAAGAAAATCTGGACGCCTGATCGTCTGACAAGCCCTCGCGTTGAGGGCTTTACTGATTTTTTCTGTGCTGTGGTTTAAACAAACTACTGATAAATAAGAAACACAGTGCCCCCAGCGCACACCAGAACACCGCGCTTAGTAACCATGCCAGCTCTTGCCAGAATGAGCGCGTCGGTGAAAAAAACAGCCGCATAATGAGCATCGAACAGGGTGCCGCCAGCATTGCGCCAAACAGAGGTTTCAGGACTTCTCTACGCTGTGAAAAGAAGCTGGCCACTGCTCCAGGAAGAATGAAAAATAGCAAGCCGATTTCAGGATGCCCGGCAGCCCGAAAAGCGCCTTTCATGTGCGTCGCCAGAAAAAGGCACACCACAATGAAGAGGACAAAACAGCAGATTGCCCCCGCCCAACGTTGTTTATGTTTCACTCGTTCCTCCTGACACTGCGTCTATCGAACACATTTTTCGCCAGTGTGGCGTTCAGTAAGATAAAGCCGCTTCGCATTCCATGCTAATATAGGCCAACGCAATTCATATAGCCGTTGATACCTAATGTGATTACACTAGTAAAATATATTGTTACTTTACTATCGTTTAGGTGCGCTGAATGAATCTGCGCCCTGAATTCTGGTAAAAAACATTATCGTAAATTACCATTTCTTTCAACAGCTTACTAGTAAACAAGAAGTTAGCCTCCGTGAATATAAACGTCGCCGAATTGTTAAATGGGAATTACATTCTGTTATTATTTGTGGTCCTCGCGCTTGGGCTATGTCTCGGAAAGTTACGACTTGGTTCGATCCAACTGGGTAATTCCATTGGCGTTTTAGTCGTATCGCTGTTATTAGGCCAACAACATTTCAGCATTAACACCGATGCGCTTAATCTTGGCTTTATGCTGTTTATTTTCTGCGTCGGGGTCGAAGCCGGACCGAACTTTTTTTCCATTTTTTTTCGCGATGGGAAAAATTACCTAATGTTAGCACTGGTGATGGTTGGCAGTGCGCTGGTGATCGCCTTAGGGTTAGGTAAGCTGTTTGGCTGGGATATTGGCCTGACGGCCGGTATGTTAGCAGGCTCTATGACGTCGACACCGGTTCTGGTCGGTGCTGGCGATACACTGCGTCATTCCGGCATGGAAAGCAGGCAGCTCTCACTGGCACTGGATAATCTGAGCCTCGGGTATGCCTTAACCTATTTAATCGGTCTGGTGAGTTTGATTGTTGGTGCGCGTTACTTGCCGAAATTGCAGCATCAGGACTTACAGACCAGCGCCCAGCAAATCGCCCGCGAACGTGGCCTGGACACTGATGCCAACCGTAAGGTTTATTTACCGGTGATCCGCGCCTATCGCGTCGGCCCGGAGCTGGTGGCCTGGACCGACGGCAAAAATCTGCGTGAACTGGGTATTTATCGACAAACCGGCTGCTACATTGAACGTATTCGACGTAACGGGATTCTGGCAAATCCAGACGGTGATGCCGTGCTACAAATGGGCGATGAAATAGCGTTGGTAGGCTATCCCGACGCCCATGCCCGACTCGATCCCAGCTTCCGTAACGGTAAAGAAGTTTTCGATCGTGACCTTCTCGACATGCGTATCGTCACTGAAGAAGTGGTCGTTAAAAACCATAACGCTGTAGGTAAACGTCTCGCACAACTGAAGTTGACCGATCACGGTTGCTTCCTTAACCGCGTCATTCGTAGCCAGATTGAGATGCCGATAGATGACAACGTCGTGCTTAACAAAGGTGACGTTTTACAAGTCAGCGGTGATGCCCGTCGCGTAAAAACCATCGCCGATCGCATCGGCTTTATCTCGATTCACAGCCAGGTCACTGACCTGCTGGCATTTTGCGCCTTCTTTGTTATTGGGCTGATGATCGGGATGATCACCTTCCAGTTCAGCACATTCAGTTTCGGCATGGGGAACGCTGCCGGGTTGTTATTCGCCGGAATTATGCTGGGCTTTATGCGTGCTAACCACCCGACCTTCGGTTACATTCCGCAAGGTGCATTAAGCATGGTGAAAGAGTTCGGCTTGATGGTGTTTATGGCAGGCGTTGGTCTGAGCGCCGGTAGCGGTATTAATAACGGCCTGGGCGCGATTGGCGGTCAGATGTTGATTGCCGGATTGATTGTCAGTCTGGTGCCCGTGGTTATCTGTTTCTTGTTCGGTGCTTATGTATTGCGAATGAACCGCGCACTGTTGTTCGGCGCAATGATGGGCGCACGTACCTGCGCGCCGGCAATGGAGATCATCAGTGATACAGCTCGCAGTAACATCCCGGCGCTGGGCTATGCGGGCACCTATGCAATCGCCAACGTCCTGCTGACGCTGGCAGGGACAATCATCGTCATGGTATGGCCAGGATTAGGATAAAACTGAAGTTGCCCTGAAAATGAAATTTTTTTGCACAACCGCAGAACTTTTCCGCAGGGCATCAGTCTTAATTAGTGCCACTGCTTTTCTTTGATGTCCCCATTTTGTGGAGCCCATCAACCCCGCCATTTCGGTTCAAGGTTGATGGGTTTTTTGTTGCCTGAAATTTATGCCGTTTAAAATCATGACGTTAGAAGCACTGTTTTTTAACGATGGCGACAAAATGGCGGCAGCGTCAAAGAGAGAGCGCCACCTGTCCTGATTTCATTGGATGCGGCTGAACCGGATTTGACTCTTTTGGCGTTGCAATCGAACGAACAAAAGTTTCATGGGTTACAAAAGTATGGCTGCAGTTAATATTCTGGCACTGGTTGTAACGCTCTTTGGTCAATGAAGATACCTGAAAACTGCTGCGAGTATGGGCGGCACTTCCACACAGTGGGCAAATCATCATTTTTCGAGTTCTCCCCATTTTTGCTAAATTCACAATAATGATACCGTATTATTCCATTTTGCAAACTTAAAAGTTCTCCATTGCGAAGAATCATTCCATTTCGAAATCATCAATCCTCACTTCAAGCTCCAGACTGGTCGTAAAACCGTTATCCGGGCTGACGGTATGCGTCAGAGTCGTAATGGTCCATTCCGCATCATCTATCGGCTGTTTAAAGCCACTGACTTTCACTGGCATTTCCGTGTAGAGATCTGCCCGCCCTTCTGCCAGTTGTAGCGAGAATGACGCAACGCCGCGTTGCAGGCGTTCCCACTGCATTTTCGCCGCTCGTTCGGCGTTGCTCCGGTTGGCATAAGTGCGATTAAGTACCAGCACGTTTTCATCCGTACCCACCAGGTAATCGCCCTGCTTCGCTTCTGGCTCTTTCTTCTGCTTCTTAGTTCTGCGCTTACGCTTCACCGTGGTGCTTTCTTTCTTCGCAGGTTCGCGGGTATGCAACCAGCTGGCAATTACGCCCGTGTAGGCTCCGCGATCTGCCAGGGTAAAGCGGTGACTGTCGCCGTCCTTGCGTGTGATAGTGATCACTGGCAGTGGTTTACCAGTGGCGCTTTTGCCCTGCCCCTGCCGGATGAATAGCAGATTGCCATTTTTCACCGACGCGATGGCACCGTACTGTCGCGCCAGCCGCATCAGAAAACTGCCGTCACTCTCATTAGTCTGGTCTATATGTTCCACGGGCTTATCCGACAGGTCTTTACCCAGCGCCATCTTCAGCTTGTGACGCGCGGCTATTTCCTTTACCACTTCCCCGACGGTGGTCTTGTGCCAAGATTTTTCACGGCGGGTATTCAGGGTTTCCCGAAAATCAGCACTTCGCGCCCGGATAGTCAGGCGGTCCGGTGCGCCAGTGTGTTCAATCTCGTCCACCGTGAATGCCCCTTTCGGGAAAAGCGGCTGCCCCTTCCAGCCCAGCGCCAGCGTAATGACCGCACCACGGCGCGGCAGCACGATTTTTCCATCGGCGTCGTCCAGCTCCAGATCAAGCTGGTCCGCTTCAAATCCCCGGTTATCCGTCAGCGTCAGCCCCATCAGGCGGTTGTCCAGCACAGTGGTGATATTTCTGCCTTCAATACTGATGCTGAATGCCGGAGTTTTGTTGCCTTTGTTAAGCAGTTCAGAGCTGAAATTCACGACAGAAGCCCTCCCACCGTTTTACTGATATCGCTTAAGGCTGATGTTGCCGTTCCCTGCAGATTATTCAGCTGCGCACTGAGATCACCGAACATATCGGACAGGGATTCATCCACCCGTTTGAGCGACAGGGTGAACTCAATCCGGCGCGGCATACCGTCGCGGAAAAACTCCGTTTTAGTCTGATTCAGTCCCTCAATCACATACATGCCGTAAATCGTGCCGCTGCCTTCAATCAGAGGCCATGCTTTCCCCTGTTCTGCCATCTGCTCCAGTGCCAGCAACGACAGCCTGCCGCCTGTTATCTCCGGCATAAGAACACCGGAAAGCGTCAGCATGTCGTTGTCCGGTCCCAGAAACTGCGTGGACGGACGACGATTTACCCGGCTGTTAGCCGCATGTCGCCAGCTGCGTTGATACTGCAGTTCCTGATACGGAACGGTGCGCAGCATAAACACGTACAATCCCAGCACCATCATCATGCGTCGTATCCCCCCTGATCGCTGTAGTTACTCCTGGCTTTTGCCTTCAGCCTGCGTTCACGTTCATCAAGCTGGCGTGCCACCTCCCGCGCAATATCCTGCGCACTTTGTCCTGGCTGCGTCTGAATGATGATCTGCGTCGGTGCCTCAATCCGTTGAACGAGCGGCACAGTGGCTGCGCGACTCACAATTGCTTCTCCACCTTTCGCGGGAAGTGCCAAAGGGTGCAACGGTGGAAGCTCTGCTGGCGCGGCAGCAACTCCCATCATTCCGGCAACAACGGCAGCCAGTGCAGCTGTATTTCTCCGGCTGGTCACATTTGCCGGGCCGTTAACAATTTCCGGCCCGTTTTCACCGACGATGCCAAACTGCCCGCGCGGGATATACCCGCCGCTGTCATACATCCCCGCAAAGCCATATCCCCATGATGGAAAACCACCCGATGGCATCATCACTTTACCGTCTGCATTCACCGTCGCAGGTTGCTGACGCGTCACGCTTTCCGGCAGTTTTGCCTTTGCGGCCTCTTTACTGACAATGCCGAGCTTCTCCAGCAACCAGGAAACGCCGGATTTCAGGGAGTCCAGCGGATGCATGACCATATTTAGCCCTTCCGCCAGTGCCTCCCCGAATCGTCGCCCCATTGCCGCTGCACTCTGCAGTTCGGCAGAGGTCGACTTAACGGGCGTCAGCAGATCAGTAAACCAGCCCCACAGCGCCTGTACTTTGTCGCCAATCCACTGGAACACGGGCTTAAGCGGTTCGAATGCTTCACTGACGGGACCTGCCGCCGCTTTGAATCCTTCCACCACGCCACCAAGAAATGCGGTGATGGGTTGCCAGTATTTCCAGACAACCAGCGCCACGCCCGCCAGTGCAGTAACCACAAGACCTATCGGACTGAGCAGAGCACCTAACAGACCAGATACGGCATACAGGGCAACGCGCAGCATCGCCAGTGGACCAGATGCCAGTACTCGCAGCACCGTGCCTGCGGCGGCCAGTCCACCGCGCAGTACCGCCAGAGGATTCATAAACATCACAGCAACAGCACGTAAACCGGATAATCCAGACCGCAAAAGTGCAACCGGCGCACCTGCTACAGTTTTCAGGACATTTCCCGTCAGTAATGCCGTGCGGCGCAAAGACGACAACGGCGCAGTAAGTAAACCTGCGGCGTTGCCCGATGAAGCAAGCCCGCGTCGCAGCAGTGCCAGTGGTGCGCCAGCCAGCCAGGACAACGCGCTGCTGGTTCGGGTTACTGCTGCCGTAACGGAAGGTAACGTTTTGATACCCAGCACAGAGAATCCCAGATGAATCACTGCCAGCGGCCCCAGCACTGCAGCCAGCGCCACCGCTAAGGTTCCGAGGCCTACGGTAACCGCAGCCACCACAGCGGCTACTTTCATCAGTGTGCCTGTCAGTTCCGGGTTAGCTTCCACCCAGCGGCGCAACGCCCCCGTGATGCTTTTCACCGTGTACAGAATATCCATCAGCGGCTGGCGCAGCGTTTCGCCCAGGCTGCTGAAGGTGTTCTGCGCTCCGGTTTTGACCAGCAACCACTGCGCAGAAAGTGAGTCCTTGTTAATGTCGGATTCTTTCTGCATGGAGCCGAGCGCATCATTGCCCGCTGTCAGTTTTAGCTGGCGCTGCAGTTCCGGCAGGTTGTTTGCCAGTTTCGCCGCGTCATCGCCAAACTCTTTACCAAACAACATGGTCATGGCAGACAGACGTTTATCCTGCGGCAGTGCGTTCACCTTCTCCAGTACGCGCTGGATAGTTCCCATCGCATCCTTCGTCATCTGCTTTTCAATCACTTCAGGATTGAGTTTCAGCAGATTCATCCCTTCAAAGAAACTCTTGCTTTGCATGGTGGCAATGGACAATTCACGCACCATCGCGTTTGCTGCACTGGCTGCAACCTCTGGCGCAGCGCCCAGTGTCAGAAAGGTGGAACCCAGCGCCGCCGCTTTACGATAATCCAGACGATCAGCCACACCGCCCAGGCGTTGCATGACATCAATGATGTCTGCCCCTTTCGACATGGCGTTATCATCCAGATAGTTCAGCGCATCACCGAGCTGTTCAATATTGCGGGTAGGAATTTTGTAGAGCTGGGCGATTTTCCCCAGACTTTCTGACAGTTCATCCGCTGGCAGCTCAAAGGCTGTTGCCGCCTTTGCTGCCGTACTGGCGAAGGCCAGCAGGTCACGTTTCTGATCTTCCCAGCTGTCGTCAGGGTTTGCGACGTTCATGCGCGCACCACCTTCAACCAGTGCAGCGAAGTCCACCGCACCGTTTTCCATCGGCAACTGTTCGCTGGCAGCCTTGATGGCATCCTGCATTTCATAAAAACGTGCAGTGCGGTTGCCATTATCGTCACGCAGACCATTGACCTGCTTTGCCACACCTTTCATGGCATCTTCCATGCTGGTATAGCTTTTTACTGCCGCCATCACTGGCGCACCCATTGCCAGCCCTGCAGCCGTGGTGGTGGCTCCGGCACCTGCAATACGATCACGCACCTCCAGCGAACGGGCATAACTGGCACGCGCTGCATTCATCCTGCGCTGAGCTTCCCCCAGTCGCTTCAGCCGCGCCTCCTGTTTCGAAAGTTCCTGGTTATAACGTGATGTTTCACGGGCTAAACGGGCAGTTGCTCCCGCATCGTCTTTCGCAGAAATTCCCGCCCGGTACAGTTCAGCACGCACAAGCGCCGTCTGCTGCTGCAGCTTTTTCTGGCGTTCTTCCAGGCGCTGAACAGCCAGCCGTTGACGGCCCAGAGCAACAACCTGACGTTGCGAAGGCGGCCCCATCGCTCCCAGTTCCTGACTGAGCAAATTTGCACGCTGGCGGGCATAGTTCAGCCTGTCGCCTAATTTCTGATTTTCTGCCTGCAGCTTTCGGAAGCTGTCCAGACTGCTCCCGGCCTGATCAAGCTGCTTTATTGCATCGCGGGATTTTTTGACAGCAGCAGCCAGTTCTCTTGAACTGGCCTGCGCAGATCGAAATGGGCGGGTGAGCTTGTCAACCGCATTAAGAATGACCCGCAGACGCAGGTTGTTATCACTCATCGTTGGCCCCGCTTCTCTGAATCGCTTTATACCGCCATTCCAGCACTTCGGTCAGCGGCATAACGTCAGTAACGGATGGCGGCCAGTGAAAAATGGTGGCGATATCTGCCACCAGATCGTCAACCGTCAGGCTGTCGGTAAACCGGCAAGCACCGACTTCTTCAACAAAAAAGTGACAACCTCAACCGACATGGCAGTGAGATCTGCCGGGTCCATCTCTGCAATTTCCTGTGCAGTCAGTGCCGGACTGGAGATGCGGGGGATCACGGTCATCATCGCGTTCACATCCATATCCATAATGGCCTGCAGGCGTGTACCGCGCAGCGCACCGGACTGCGGTTTACGCAGCACAATTTCGGTGATTTCTGTTTTACCGCGCTTGATGGGGGTATCCAGTTGAATGGTCTTTTCAGTCTGCTTATCGCTCATTTTGCTGTCCTGTCAATTGGGTTCTGGCGCGGTATCCCGCGCCGTTCAGATATATCAGAGGCCGAGGGCGTTGCGGTGCGCTTCCATCAGGTCCACACCGTCCACAATTTCCACCATGTTGATAAGGTCCACTTCATAGAGCACCTCACCATTGATGGTCAGCTTCGCGTAGCTGTTGGTACTGGTCACTTTGGTGGTGTTGCTTTCGCCCGTCTTCCACTCGCCGGAATCCACTTCTTTGTGACGTCCACGCACGACAAGCTCCACGGCCTGCACTTCCCCGGTATCGTCACGCTGAATAGAGCCGGTAAAGCGCAGCTGGATGCCATCCACCGTGGCTTTACCCATCTGTTTAAACAGCAGCAATTCAGTACCACCAATGGAAAATTCTGTGTCCAGCGCACTGTCATCAAGCCCCAGATCCACATCCACCGCACCCGGCATTCCGCCGCCGCGATACTTCTCATATTTGCGGGTAAATTTCGGCAGCGTCAGCGACTCAACGATCCCCTGCCAGTTGTTCCACGGCCTTATGCACATCAGAGAACCGGGCGTCATCGGACTGCTCTTTTTTGGTGAACAGCGCCGTGACACGGGCAAACAGGGACGGTTTGTCATCCTGGATTTCTTCCAGTTCGATCACCGTTTCCTCTGCAGCGGTAAAAAGATTGGCGGGATTCTGCTTGCGGTTTGCCAGCGGGTTATGGGCTGCACTGGCGCTGAATGTCAGCATTTCAGTGCCCAGACTGGCAGGGTCATCAGTGGCAGCCAGGCCGACCAGGTAGGCTTTGCCCGTATCAGCGAACTTCGGGCTAACTTCCATAGATGTGAATAATTTCTGGCCTTTTTTCACCAGTTCCACCAGGGACTCCGTTGGCTCAACGTCGGCATACAGCGCCATCTTGCCTGCCAGCGGACCTTCCTTGATTTCTTCAGCAAACAGCGCCGTCACCTTGCCGTAGCGGTTAAAGGTGCTGTCCGGCAGATAAGACTTGATGTGCTCAAGGTTAATCAGCGCGGTATACACCGCCGGGTTGTAGCTGGCTGCCATCTGTTCCAGCCATTCACGCTGGATTTCGCGTCCGTCGGTGGTGGCACCTTCCACCCCGATGCGAAAACGCTTTGCTTTCACTGTCATGAGCCGTGCTCCGTTAGAAAAAACTTACTGGAGCCTTATGGTTGCGGTGATGGGGGCAGTGAAACAATGCGCGGTATTTGTACCGACAACCACACAAACCGCAGGCGGGGAAAGCCTTCATTCAAGGTTGTAGGTTTGTGCCATGAACACCACACTGACACCCGCAGATCTCGATCCCCGTCGGCAGGCCATGCTGCTGTACTTTCAGGGATACCGCGTAGCCCGCATTGCTGAAATGCTGGGCGAGAAAGTTGCAACCGTTCACAGCTGGAAAAAACGCGACAAGTGGGGTGACTATGGGCCGCTGGATCAGATGCAGCTCACCACCGCCGCACGCTACTGCCAGCTCATCATGAAGGAGCACAAAGAAGGGAAAGATTTCAAAGAGATTGACCTGCTGGCGCGCCAGTCGGAGCGCCACGCGCGGATCGGCAAGTTTAACAATGGCGGCAACGAAGCCGACTTAAACCCTAACGTCGCCAACCGCAATAAAGGCCCACGCCGTCAGCCGGAAAAGAATGTTTTCACCGATGAGCAGATTGAGAAGCTGGAAGAAATCTTCCATTCCTCCATGTTCAACTACCAGCGCCACTGGTGGGAAGCCGGAAAAACCAACCGCATCCGCAACCTGCTGAAGTCACGCCAGATCGGCGCGACCTTTTACTTTGCCCGTGAAGCCCTGATTGACGCCCTGCTTACCGGACGTAACCAGATTTTCCTTTCCGCCAGCAAGGCACAGGCCCACGTCTTTAAGCAGTACATCATCGACTTCGCCAAAGAAGTGGGGGTGGAGTTGAAAGGCGATCCGATGGTGCTTCCTAACGGGGCCACGCTTTACTTCCTCGGCACCAATGCCCGCACGGCCCAGAGTTATCACGGCAACCTGTATCTGGATGAATATTTCTGGATACCGAAATTCCAGGAGCTGCGCAAAGTGGCTTCCGGTATGGCTATTCACAAAAAATGGCGACAAACCTATTTTTCCACGCCATCCAGCCTGACACACAGTGCTTATCCGTTCTGGTCCGGTGCGCTGTTCAACCGTGGGCGCAACAAGGCCGACAAGGTGGACATCGACCTGTCCCACAGCAATCTGGCCCCCGGCCTGCTGTGCGCAGACGGGCAATACCGCCAGATAGTCACCGTGGAAGATGCGGTGCGCGGCGGCTGTAACCTGTTCGACCTTGACCAGTTGCGCATGGAGTACAGCCCGGACGAATACCAGAACCTGCTGATGTGCGAGTTTGTGGACGATCTCGCGTCCGTATTTCCGCTCAGCGAGCTGCAGGCGTGCATGGTGGACAGCTGGGAAGTCTGGACCGACTTTCATGCACTGGCTCTGCGCCCGTTTGGCTGGCGCGAAGTGTGGATCGGTTATGACCCGGCAAAAGGTACGCAAAACGGCGACAGCGCCGGATGCGTGGTGGTGGCACCGCCAGCCGTGCCTGGTGGTAAGTTCCGCATTCTTGAGCGTCACCAGTGGCGCGGGATGGACTTCCGCGCCCAGGCTGACGCCATCAAAAAACTGACCGAACAGTACAACGTGACCTATATCGGTATCGACTCAACCGGCGTTGGTCACGGGGTTTATGAGAACGTGAAAGCGTTCTTTCCTGCCGTCCGGGAGTTTGTCTACAACCCCAATGTTAAAAACGCCCTGGTACTCAAGGCCTACGACATTATCAGCCACCGCCGTCTGGAGTTTGACGCCGGGCACACCGACATTGCGCAGTCATTTATGGCAATCCGTCGCGCTACCACTGCCAGTGGCAACCGCCCGACCTATGAAGCCAGCCGCAGCGAAGAAGCCAGCCATGCCGATCTGGCCTGGGCAACAATGCACGCACTGTTTAACGAACCGCTGCAGGGCGAGTCCGCCAATACCAGCAATATTGTGGAGATTTTTTGATGGGAAAGAGTAAGAAGAACCGCGCTGCGTCGACGAAACAGATCCAGCATAAAAGCCAGACTTCAGCCGAAGCATTCAGCTTCGGTGATCCCGTTCCTGTTCTGGACCGCCGCGAACTGCTGGACTATGTGGAATGCGTACAGATGGAGTGTTGGTACGAGCCACCCGTAAGTTTTGACGGACTGGCGCGCACCTTCCGGGCTGCCGTGCATCACAGTTCCCCGATTGCAGTAAAGTGCAACATTCTGACCAGTACCTATATCCCTCATCCGCTGCTCAGCCAACAGGCTTTTTCGCGTTTTGTACAGGACTATCTGGTATTTGGTAACGCCTACCTGGAGAAACGCACGAACCGATTCGGTGAAGTTATCGCCCTTGAGCCTGCGCTGGCAAAATACACCCGACGCGGGTTAGACCTGGATACCTACTGGTTTGTGCAATACGGTATGACAACCCAGCCGTATCAGTTCACGAAAGGCAGCATTTTTCATCTGATGGAACCGGACATCAACCAGGAGATCTACGGCCTGCCCGGCTATCTTTCTGCCATCCCATCCGCTTTGCTCAACGAGTCCGCCACGCTGTTCCGCCGCAAGTATTACATTAACGGCAGTCATGCCGGCTTCATCATGTACATGACCGATGCCGCGCAGAACCAGGAGGATGTGAACAACCTCCGCAACGCAATGAAAAGCGCCAAAGGTCCGGGTAACTTCCGCAATCTGTTTATGTACTCGCCTAATGGTAAAAAAGACGGACTTCAGATTATCCCGTTGTCAGAAGTCGCAGCGAAGGATGAATTTCTGAATATCAAAAATGTTAGTCGCGATGACATGATGGCGGCACACCGCGTGCCGCCACAGATGATGGGGATAATGCCAAATAATGTTGGGGGGTTTGGGGATGTGGAGAAGGCAAGTAATGTATTTGTACGCAATGAACTAATACCATTGCAAAAAAGATTTGAAGAGTTAAATGTTTGGTTAAAAGAAAAAGTGATACAGTTCGAAGAATATAAACTTCATTCAAATTAGCTTTAAGGCTGCCAGTTTGGCAGCCAGAACCTTTATCGCCATTTTAGATAAAAAGCAAAAAATGGATCAGTAATATGCAACTTTCGGTCCTCCTTATCCCAATCTATTACAGGAGTTGAAGCTTCTTCCGTAGCAGCTATTTTAGCCATTTTTTCTATAACACGAGTAACCTCATGAGCTTGTGGAGGAGCATCTTGCACCAGTTCGCGTATGGCTGATCTTAACTCCTCATACTGAATACTTTGCATTCCTGGTTTCATATGTGACAATGCATATAATACAACTTTATATATATCTACTTCCTCACCACTTTTCAGTTTTCTAGGAATTCTGTCAGTTCGCTGATTAGGGCCACTAGCTAACTTATCAAATACTATTTTCCCAGTGGATTCTGCAACCTTTCTAAAAATATCATCATCTAAAGAATTAATAACTAACTTACTCGGCAAAGTTTCTTTAACATTATTTGCTAAGCATATAGCCTTGCAAAACTCTTGCATTAAATGAGGGCTTCCCAATGATTCATTGGCAATTTTATCAATTACTGAATCACTAACTTCCATGTTTAACAGAGGAAATCCCACTTTTGCTATTTGTTTTAGTTCATCCATTTCCCACGAAGGCATGGAAATATTTTCTAGCCGTCCGGTAATTTCTTTTTCAACTTTTACAGCATCATATCTTCGATGTGGAATGGCTATCAGTACAACTGGTACTCCATCAAAAACTAATGGTTTTATCGCTCTAATAAAGTTACCTTGTAGGTCACGATCAAGGTAATGAAAGTCATCAATTATAAGACTAGACTTGGTTTGAGAGAGAACTTTTAGTGCAGAACTTTTTGCGGATATCGTTCGCGATTTTTTATTACCATTTGACTTTCCATCCGTCTGAACTAAACCAGCCTCACCTGTACCTTTAACAACGAATGCACTTGCGGTCCCCGATACCTTACCACTAACTGCAATAGCACTATTTTCTCCAGAATTAACTTCAATACTATGGTAGCCATTTAGTTTTTCTAATACCTGCTCCCAAATATCATCTTCAGTTGTAATACTCCCACCGTCAATCCATACAACATCATCGTCCATGACTGGGAATACCATTCTTGTAATTACAGTCTTACCAGACTTTGTTTGCCCAGTTAAAGTCACTAACTTACATAAATTATCTTTAGCACTCTCCAGTTTTCCATGAACCTCTCCTTCAGAGCGCTCAACATAAGTCAATTTCGGCATACCGCCAGGCACAAAAACTTGTGAAGCACGTTGTTTATCCATGAATACTTCCCAATTAACACAGTTCTAGTGAACTACGATTCTAAAATAACATCTGAGCTTGGACAATTAACATTACATGATTTGAGTATTCAAAGCCACAAGCGCGCGCTCGTATCCCCGCCACGCCTACCCGCTTTATGCAGTGGTTTTCATGCGCCTGCATGACATATGCAACAGCCCGCCAGCTCAGGCTGGCATCAGCGAAAACGATCGTCATACTATCATGCGATCTCATGCGCCATATGAAGTTTTCCTGACACAGCCTTGGGTTGGGATAACACCTAACTCAGGAAGATTTTTTGTGTGTTTGTAACCCGCACCTAGAGTTTACCAATCCATGTTTGCGGCATTATCCATCTCACGAGTTAAGTAATTAACCAATAAGTCCATATTCCTTTCTGATTTCATCGCCTCCGCATAGGTTCCATTAGTTACGTAAGATAGTATTAAAGGACATCCAGATTCAATATAAATTTTTGCTGGGGACAGTTCTCCCTGCCACAAATTTTCAAGAAAATCGTTAATTAATTGCATTGCTTCAGGTGCCAAAAAATGCACACCATTTCCAAACTTGAAACGTTCTTTATTTTCTCGATGAGGCAGCAATAGTGGCACAGCCCCTACACTTGAGTGAAATTCCAATGCTTGCCCATCCTTACCGAAGGCGCCATGGGCTACAAAATTACGCACCTGTTTTCTGAGTATAAGTAAACGATCATAGAATGATTTTAGACTGGAAGAGTTAATATCAATGGCTAATTTGAATTTCTCCCCCCATTCTTTCCCAACTTTATCAGCCACATCATTCCCATTTTTTATCTCACCCTTCAAGATTGCAATAAGAATGAAAACATGCTCGGTCCAATTGAAAAATGACTCAATTGCAGACGTTGCTAACCACATAGCCTCTCTTCGGAGTTCAATTATCTTATTTGATTGTTCAAAAGTGGATTGTAACAGGCTGAAAAAATTATCAGACTTAAACTCACTATCAACTTCCAGTTTAGACTCTTGGCCAGCAGCAACTTCATCAAGCTTCTGTTTATATAGCTCTAAAAAATAGCAAAACCTATCATAAAGAGAATTAGCATTGTTATTAACATTTAGATTTGAAGTCTTTGCTGCATTGTCTGCAAGCGAGTCAAAAAATTTCGTAGCAGCTTTAACCCCTGCGCAAATATGTCTCAAAACAGTTTTAGCTTGCTCTATATCATCATCACTCTTGATAAATATATCTAAACCAAGTTTACGATGTTCTATAATTACGACAGTCCCATCAATCCGGACTGGGATAGAAAAAGAAATCTTCTCATCAACCCCACGATTTTTAAATTTCAGTAAATCTACCAAAAGAAAATAAACGAGATAATACGGAGGTAATGAGTCTCCCAAACCCGAGCGCTTACCCCAAAAATATTCATCAAGCTCGGCAGACTCCATTGTCCCTATGACTCTTCGGACGCGTTCTTCAACTTTAGCCAGATCCATTCCCCACACCGCCTTTCAATATCACTTAAGGTATTACAGCCAATGACATCGATTAAATACAGCGTAGATAATAGGCAACTTGCTACTGTTTTCAAGGGCTTTCTGTTTCAATCCTTAGTTGACCTTGCTGACGCGAGAATCTAGTTCTCACGCCAGCAACGCCCCTGCTGCTAACCGGGAAGATCCATTACACGGTTATATTCATGGGCACGAATTTTCGCCATCAACTCATCAGTCAGCTCTGAAACCCACTGCAGAGCCAGCCCCTTCTCTTCATCACTACACTCACTAGCCGCTACAAGCTTAAGAAAAAAATCAATGCGCTGGAGCTTCAAAGACTCCAAAAAATAGTCCTGCATCTTTCCTCCTATGACACCAAAGCAATACTGTATACATAACCACTGTTTATATTTACAGTATATAATAATCTTACTGATGTAAAACGTTTTTTTACGCTCATCACCCTGATATGCCTGGTATTATTAAGAGCACGAATTGTTAACCCGCGTAATTAATACAGGTTTCGCCACTTATCATCTTCCTGCAAACGCTGGTTCCGATAGAAGATACGCAGGCCTGCTCCTGACGGAATACTGCCGCCGCGAAGCAGTAAATCGACCTCTTTCTCGCTGCCATCAAATCCCCTGGACTTCAGTTCATACACGAGCTGCAGTCGCTGATGGTCTGTAATTCGTTGTTTGTAGTCTTTACGCCGTTTCGGTTTCACCAGGCGTAACCTTGCTGCCAGTTCCCGGCGCTCTTTTTTGCTCATACTGTGCAGGTAATCGTGCAACTCCTTGTCATCCATGCGGGTGATATCCGTTCTGGTATCTCCATCAGCTGATTTGTCTTTCCCTTGTTGGTACAAATTTTCAGCAAGGGGACAGTTATTGCCACGAGTCCAAGGGGCGCAAGCGCCCTGGTCGGCTGCCGCCTCCTGAACGTCAACGGCCTTACGAACCATTTTCCACTTCACGGCATGAGTGCAGATCTTGCCCTCTGCAATAGGTGACCAGATGCCATAAATACGAATGCCGTGATCGCCATAGGCGGTCGGCTCTTCGTTGATTTCATAAGCAGTTCTGATGAGGTGATATTTGCGGGGAACCAGTACGCCACCCTGCTTCATGATGTAGGTGGCAAAACAACCAGCATCAGCAGCAGCCAGAATGGCATCAAGGCGCGGGTTATCCAGTACCGGCGCACCTGCTTTTTTGTCCCCCTGTTGCCTTGCCGCCTGACCAGCCAGCAATCGCAGTTCACGGTAAGCCTGACGCCCCGGAATGCCAAAGAAGCGGAATTGCTGAACACGATGCAGAGACGCCCAGGCATTAACGTATTCAGCGTTATCACGCAGGGATTTACCCGTTTCCTTGCTGATCTCGCCAGCCAGACCACACCCGTCAATGTTCTTACTGATGTATTTCGCGATGTAGCTTGTTGGCGTACCTTTGCGCGGGTTAATCAACTCAGACTTAAAGCGTGGTCCTGTGTTATTACCCAGTTCCTCGCGGTCTTCACGAATGGCAAACTTACGCAACAAAGCAGTAATGGCGCGGCGATCTTTTTTGCGCATAAAACACAACAGGTGCCAGTGAACTGTACCGTCATGATGCGGCTCAGCCACCCGCACGCCATACCAGCGCAATCCGGCTTTGTGCATCGCCTTACGAAATGCAGCAAACATGCCGACCAGATAATCACTGCTTTGTCTTACCGTCGCATTTGTCCAGGTCGGGTTGGGCCTGCCGTTATTTAGCGTGGAATGGAAACGTGACGGACAGGTGATGGTGTAGAAAACGGCGCAGTCACCGCGCATTTCCGCGATAAGCTCCAGACCTTTAACACATGCCATCATCTCATTGCGGCGATGCGCCGGGTTGCTACTACTGGCGTTTACCACATCTTCCATATCCAGCGTGTCGCCGTCTTCGTTCACCAGTTCATGAGAACGGAAAAACTCCAGCGACTTACGGCGCTGCTCACGTTTATGCATCACGGCTTCATAGCTGACATAGGGAGATGCTTTTTTGCTGACCAGGCAGACAGCACGCAACTGCTCTTCCCGCCATTCGCAACGCATCTTCCACAATTTCCGATACCACCAGTCGGCGCACAGCATACGCGCCAGCGAACCCGGAATGAGTTCATAGGGCACTGGTTTACGGCGGTTTCTTTTCCTACGGAGTTGCTCAAACGCAGGCGGGATGACATCCAGACGCAGGGTTTCTGCTGCCACCTTTTCCCATGTCTTGCGGATTTCTTCTGGCTTAACATCATCGGTGGCATACAAATCGCCACAAGCTGCATCAAGGCACATGCTCATATGCGCAGCGACAAGGGTAGACAGGCGCTTCACCTGATCCTGACTCATTTCAGGCAGGATAAGCAGGCCATCCAGCCCTTCATGGCTTGCCATAAAGCGAAAAGAAGTGGATAGCTGACAGTCGCGGACATGCTCCAGTCGTTCCAGACATGGCTTAATCGTCTCACGCAAATAGCGGGAATAAGCCTTTGGCCTGCCCAGGCTGCTGAAATATTCAATACGTTGCATCAGCGGCTTGCTGATATGGGAAGGCTGGGCGTTGACGTCAGCCAGAATGACCATGTCTGGATTAAAACGCTGCTGCTCATGCGCCAGCTTTGCCCGGCTAATGAGCTTATCCTGCTCCATTTCGCGCTGGACAGGATCACGGGATTCATTAAAGAAATAACGCTCCCAGACCTGATCACTCAGTGCCTCGCGGCGCAGCTGTTCCTGCTCGTTATCGGCAGCGTACAGAGTGATCAGGTTTGAAAGCGTAGAAACCGGCGCAACTTCCGCCGGGTCCAGATAAGGGTTAATGGCCTTTTTCGGGCTGTTCCATGAGAACGATGCGGCAGCTTCGTTAAAGCCGCAGCAGTTGTTCATATCGGCATGACTCATGCACGTACTCCGTACACGGCAGAACTATCCACGCCACGCGAATAATCAAATCCCACCCAGCAGCGCGGCCCGGAAACAGCAATGATTTCTGTTGCTGATTTACCCTCGCCAGCTGCCACACCGATGCTGCGTTTTGCCTTGATGTAGTGGTGAGTAAAATTGCGATACAGCGAACGGATCAGGGATGTGTCACTGTTAGAAACAATGACCGGATGTCCTTCTGATGACCGATGTTCAAGAACACATGCCAGGTGATACTGGTCATCTTCAGTGAAGCCGTCAGTGTGATAGCCGGAAAACGTACCGTCATACGGCGGATCGCAATACACCACATCCCCCGCCTTCAACATCGCCAGCGTTTCATCAAAGCTGGCGCAGATAAACGTTGCCCGCTGGGCTTTTACTGCAAATGCACGAATTTCTTTTTCAGGAAAATACGGATTTTTATAATTACCGTAGGGAATGTTGAAATGCCCGCTCTTGTTATAGCGACATAAACCACGGTAACCGTGACGATTGAGATACAGGAAATATACCGCTTTCATGAAATCAGTAATTTCAGTTGAGTAATTAAACTCCTGCCTTATGTTGTAATAAGCCACCTCCCTGTTTGCGATCTCAAATAAAACTCTGGCGCGAGATATAAACGATTCACAATCAGCGGCAACCTTTTTATAGAGGTTGATTAAATCAGGATTAATATCCGCAACCAGATAGCTGGGATAATCCGTCTCCATCATCACAGCACAGGAACCCGCGAAAGGTTCAACCAGTCGCGGGCCAGCAGGAAGATGTTTTTTCAGTTCGGACATTATGGCAGTTTTATTTCCCGCCCATTTCAGGATGGTGCTCATACAGCACCTCCGTTGTAATGTTTGCCTTTCAGCTCTGCGATTTCCTGACAGGTAATGCAAAGCTGCACACCCGGAATGGCACGGCGGCGTGCTGGCGGAATTGGCGCTTCACACTCAATGCAAAGCACGCGGGACACGCCCGGCGTTTTGGCACGGGCAGCACGGATATGGCGTTGGCGTTCTTCTTCAACGCGCTGCTGTACGAGATCCATTGCATCAGCCATTAGTGGATCTCCTGCGCTTCGTTCTGGATTGCTTCAGCAGTCACACGAAGCAGTTCTGCCGCTTCGACGTGGGTTAGCTGGCGGGATGTGATATGACACGCCAGGCTATCAAGGCGAGCTGCCATTGCTTCAGCCCTTGCCCGGCGTTCTTCCAGACGAGCCTCTGTCAGTAAAATATTAAGCCCTGCGTCATCCGGTCCGGTTTTGGTCGAGAGGGTTTCAATATTACGCATAATCAATTCTCCTGAATTTAGATAAAGGGATGCCCGGCGGGTTTACGCCATTAATTTCATTGGTTGGTTAATTCGGCATGGTTAGCCGTCTGGGAAATAAGCTCACCACTGCACGAAAATGATTCATTGCTTTAATCAACTCCCGCTTTTCGTCAGTGGTCAGCTCATTAATGCTGATGCTATGACGTTCAGCCGGAATTTTTGCCATAAAGAATATGGCTGCCAGTGCTCGTTTATTTTGTTCGTTATTGATATCCCGTGGATCACGCATATCTTTAATAAACCGCTCAAGCTCTGACTCAATATTCAGGCCAAAAACTTTCGCCCTTAATTCCGCTATGTGATTAAGTCCATTCAGGCGTTCACCGGGGCTTAATGGAACAGTCGCCGCAGCGCCTTCAATAGCCATTTGTTCCCCCGTTTTTTCGTAGATAGTTCTGCCAGCAATTCATCTTGTGAACGGCACGGATGCCAGCGTTTACCATCCTCACCCATGATCCAGCCGTGACCGTAGTGCATTGCCGGGCTTTGTTTTACCAGCAGCGATGCAAATGATGGTTCTTTCGTCAGCATAAGCACCTCACAGCAAACCGAATGAAGCACCGAGGCCAGTCACGGTATCAACTGCACTCGCCATCGCAGGATTAGCCTGTAAACGGGCCTGCAATGAAACAGCAGCCAGCGCCATCAGTCGTGTTACAGAGTTAATGCTGCTGATAGCATCACGACGACCGGCACTAGTTTTTACATCACCAGATACCGCACCTGCTGCAACACGTCCGATCTCTGCAGTTGCGCTCATGACGTAATGCGGCAGTTTCTCTTTTGCAACCTCATTAATCGGTACACATGGCAGGCAGTGAATCTGTGCCAGAAAACCATCTACCAGCGTTGAATCTTCAGTCAGATCGGTAAGCAGCCAGATTTCTGGTGCGGTTAATAAATGAGGTTGAGATGGGTTCAGCTTGTTCCGCAGAATCTGCACATTCATGCCAGCACGTTCTGCCAGTTGCACCAGGTTGTGGCGCAATGCGAATGCACGACAGGCTTCATCAAAATGTGGATGTTTGGAAACTTGGTAATCAAACATGGTCGACACCCCTGATGTATCCCAAAATGGAACTAGTTGAATACAACATTGCAATCAGTAAGTGCATCAACGGTAAGAGCAGCAAGGTTGATCATCACCTTTTCTCTTTTCTTGTCTTTCCGAAGGCGATGCCGAGGGATGCGACCGTCAGCCAGCATATCGTTAATTGTGTCGATTGAAAGACCAGTAAGTTCGCTATAACGCTCAATTGTGACATGTGGCGTATTCAGAGTTATTGAAATGTTAGGGGTCATGATGCAACATCTCCTATTGGCTTGTGGTGAGCCTGTAGTAATCGTGACAAGTACCCAAATGGGGACAAAACTGATACTAGGATCGCAAAAGAGATATGTCAACATCAAAGTACCCAAGTGAGATCAAAATAAATCCCAATAAAGGTGGTAAGGCTGCGATTGAGCGATTAGTCGAAGCTTATGGCTTTACGACACGACAGGCTTTAGCTGATCACTTGGAAGTATCAAAAAGCACTCTGGCGAACAGGTATTTGCGGGATACGTTTCCTGCAGACTGGATAATCCAATGTGCTCTTGAAACAGGAACCTCACTGAAATGGTTAACCACCGGGCAAGGACTTAAGCAAAGCTCGCTGACAGTAGCCACAGAAGAGCTTCCCAAGTTTCGCCTTACCGCAGGCAAAATGATTGAAGATGGTTCATATGTATTCGATTCATCATTTCTTCCTGCAAATCTTTCATCACCAATTGTTATTCAGGATGGGCTTGTCACATACATTTGTGATCAAAAATTTTCTGAAGTACTTGATGGACACTGGTTAATCAACATCGACGGAACCTATTCCATTCGAAAAATCACAAAGCTTCCAAAAGGTATGATTAAAATTACAACTACAGAGAATAGCTTTGAATGTGCATTTTCTGATATTGAAGTGGTTGCTTGTATAAGAAGTACAATAGTTTCAAATTGATATAGTAAAAGGATTTAAAAATGAATTCATTTTCCATCGTTATATTCTTATTAGCATTTCTCGCCCCTGTTCTAGCTATAATATTATTTAAGCAAAGTAAAGAACACAAAGCCGCCATAGATAATCTGACGGCTAACAACATAGCCCTTTCCAGCCAACTGAGTGAAAATCAAGAAAAGTTAGCACAGACTGCACGAGATCTATCAGAGCTTGAAGGGCGAGCAGCACCATTATGGCAATACGAAGAATTGCACAGCGCAGTGATGGAGGCAGAGAATAAGATAAAAAATGCAGACTCAATAGCTAGGCAAAAAATAGAAGAAGCCCAAATAAAGGCAGCTAAGACAGTAAACGAAGCAAGTTATCAAGCTCAGATAACAATAAGCAACGCTAATAGCGAAGCTATAGCAATCACCAAAGACGCTCGCGATGCACGCCTGAAAGCCAAAGAACGTCTTGATAATGCCAACAGTAAAGCAAATGAGCTGATCTCAAATGCTAATGACAACGCAGTAAAAATTATTTCCGATGCAGAAGAAAGAGCAAAAGAGATTGCTGGTTCAGCATATGAAGCTAAAGAGTTTGCAGAAAAATATGAAGCAGTTGCCAAATCAATGAAAAATAAAATTGAAGGTTATGGCGATGAATGGATCATCCCTAACCGTAGTGTACTTGATGAATTGGCAGAAAATTATGAGTTTACAGATGCAGGCAAGGAATTACAAAAAGCCAGGGAGTTAACAAAATCATTAATAAAAACTAATAAAGCAGCTTCGTGTGATTATGTTGAGCAAAACAGGCGTAATACTGCTATCAACTTTGTTTTGGATGCCTTCAATGGAAGAGTTGACAGTATTTTATCAAAAGTCAAACACAACAATTTTGGAAAACTTTCCCAAGAAATAAAAGATGCATTTCAACTTGTAAATTATAATGGCTCTGCTTTTAGATCCGCAAAAATAAGTGACATCTATCTTCAGGCACGACTCAACGAGCTAAAATGGGGAGTTGCAGTTAATGAAATTATGCTCGAAGAAAAAGAGGAGCAAAGAAGGATTAAAGAACAGCTTCGTGAAGAGGAAAGAGCTCGTAGAGAGTATGAAAAAGCGATAAAAGAAGCCGAAAAAGAAGAAAAAGCTATTCAGCAAGCTATAAATAAAGCAACGAAAGAGCTTATGCTTGCAAATGAAGAACAACGCTTAGCTTTAGAGCAAAAAATAGCTGAACTACAGTTAAAATATGAAGAAGCTGAAGCTAAAAACCAACGAGCTATTTCTATGGCTCAACAAACTAGATCAGGCCATGTTTATATAATTAGCAATATTGGCTCATTTGGCGAAGATGTATATAAAATTGGAATGACACGCCGCCTTGAACCACTTGATCGTGTTCGTGAACTTGGGGATGCTAGTGTTCCTTTTTCGTTCGATGTTCATGCGATGATTTATAGTGATGATGCACCGTCATTAGAAAATCATCTGCATAAAGTCTTCAACGAAAAGCAGGTCAATAAAATTAACTCACGAAAAGAGTTTTTTAACGTAAATATTAAAGAAATTAAATCGGTTATTGAAGATATGAACATCAATGCCCACTGGACAATGTTTGCAGAGGCGAAAGAATATAGAGAGTCACTAGCTATTGAGCAGGAACGCAAAGCAGCCACTTCCGCCAACGATGAACTACATGTTGCTTAGCAATGTATGTTTCATAGCAATCACACATTGATTACTGGTTGTATATACAGTTAAATTTAGCCCTCTGATATGAGGGCTTTTTTATGGCAGTACGAAAACTCACCACAGGAAAATGGCTTTGCGAATGTTACCCCGCCGGACGTAGTGGACGTCGTGTGCGTAAACAATTCGCCACCAAAGGCGAAGCACTGGCTTTTGAGCGTCACACGATGGAAGAAACCGAAGCAAAGCCCTGGCTAGGTGAATCAGTGGATCGTCGAACACTGAAAGACGTGGTTGAGCTATGGTTCAAACTACATGGTAAATCACTGACAGCTGGGCAGCATGTCTATGACAAATTGCTGCTGATGGTTGACGCTCTGGGCAATCCCCTTGCAACTGATCTAACCTCTAAAATGTTTGCCCACTATCGAGATAAACGCCTGACAGGTGAGATCTACTTCAGCGAGAAATGGAAGAAAGGAGCAAGCCCGGTCACCATTAACCTGGAGCAAAGCTATCTAAGTAGTGTTTTTAGCGAACTATCCCGCCTGGGCGAATGGTCGTATCCGAACCCACTGGAGAACATGCGAAAATTCACCATCGCAGAAAAAGAGATGGCATGGCTTACCCATGAGCAGATTGTTGAATTACTGGCTGATTGCAAACGTCAGGACCCAATTCTGGCACTGGTAGTTAAGATATGCTTAAGCACAGGCGCACGCTGGCGAGAAGCCGTAAATCTTACTCGTTCACAGGTGACCAAATACCGAATTACCTTTGTAAGAACGAAGGGGAAGAAAAACAGAAGCATCCCTATCAGTAAAGAGCTTTACGAAGAGATCATGGCGCTTGATGGGTTCAATTTCTTCACAGACTGCTATTTTCAATTTTTATCCGTGATGGAAAAAACGTCTATCGTGCTCCCTCGCGGTCAACTCACACACGTTCTGCGCCATACGTTTGCGGCGCACTTCATGATGTCGGGTGGAAACATTCTGGCCTTACAAAAAATTCTCGGACACCACGATATAAAAATGACTATGCGTTACGCACATCTGGCACCGGATCATCTGGAAACGGCGCTCCGTTTCAATCCTCTGGCAACGCTGCCAAGTGGCGACAAAGTGGCGGCAGCGGTTGGCATTACCCCGTAA